CAGCAGTAAAGAAAATAACAAAGATGGGTGGGGATCACGACGGAACAGATTCCTTTATGCACTGGGTCAAAACAGGGGCAACCAATAGTTACACGAAGGCAGCCCTCCAGGAAGGCAGTGCGACCGAGGGCGGTGTACTTGTTCCAGAAGGCTTACATGAAACCATCATAGCCAAACGTGATGACCTTAGTATTGCACGTTCAGCAGGTGCAATGGTTATCCAGACAACTAATGACAGCGTGCAAGTACCATCAGAAAATGCAACAGGTGGATTCGCTTTGACGGCAGAGGAAGGCGCAGCCAACCAGAGTGAGCCAACCTTCACTTCTAATTCAATTTCTGTGTATAAATTCACGAATTTGACTAAAGTTTCTGACGAGTTATTGGCTGATGAGAAGTCTAACTTGGAAGGTTTCTTGAGTGAGATGTGGGGCAGATCAGCAGCAGACATAGAAAATGAATATTTTCTTAAGGGAACAGGCTCTGGTCAGCCGAAAGGTGTTCTAGTTGGCGGAACGGCAGCACTAACACTTGATAGCGCAACGACCATTGCAGCCAGCGAAATACCTGAGCTGTTCTATCTCCTGCCTGGCGCGTATGCACAGGAAGGCGACTCGGTTGCTTGGGCAACGAACCAGTCCACTCTAGCGGTTATCAGGGGCTTAACAGGTAATGACTTCCTATTCATGGCAACCCCAATGGGTGGTGGAGCAAGTGGTTCAGGACAGGAATTGTGGGGTCAACCCGTTTACACTTCCAGCCAAATACTAGCAATGGCTACTGGACGAAGCGTGATAGTTGTTGGTAACTGGAAATACTATGGCATTGTAGATCGTAACGAAATTGTCATCAGTCGTAACCCTTATCTGTACCAGGCGAATGGCCAAGTCGGCTTCTTCGTTAACATCAGGTTTGGTGGCGACGTGCTACAGGCAGAAGCATTCCAGTACGCACAAAACGCTTAGTAGTAGGTTGTTACCAAATAGCCATATAAACGGCTAAGACAGGCGTTTTTGGCGCAAATAAGTACAATCTGAGTGGGTGGGGGCAACCCCACCCACAAGATGGAGGAAAAATATGGCAAATGTAAAAATACAAGCATTGGTTAGTTTTGGTGGACACGATGCTGGCAGAGATGGCAAACTTGTTGCAATGGGCAAGGGTGATGTGCAGGAAGTTAGCAAAGACTTTGCTAAGGAAGTTATACGAGCAGGTCATGCTATCGAGTACAAAAAGAAAAAGGCTAAGGTAAAACATGGCGCTAGTAACGACAGCAATAGTTAAAACTTATCTTGGTGTTAGCAGTTCTGGTGATGATGACTTGCTGGATGATCTGGTGGAGAATGCGCAAAAGATCATTGAAACCTTTACAGGGCGTGTGTTTGATGTAAGCAGCGCAACCGTAAAAAAGTTTGATGCGGTAACTAATGTTGATGGGCGCAATTTGTACTTTTCTGAAGGCTTGGAATTAGCGGCTGAACCAACATCAGTAACTAATGGTGATGGTACTGCACTGGTTGCGGATACTGACTATATAGTCAAGCCGCCTAATTCTTATCCATCTTATGGGCTAACCATGTTACAAAGTTCTAGCAATTGGTGGCAAGGAAAAAGCAATGGGGATATGGCTAACGCTATTTCCATCAATGCCAAATGGGGCTATTCAGTTAGTGGTTCTGTACCTAATGATATAGTGCAGGCTGCCACCAGACTGAGTGCGTTTTTATATCGGCAGAGAGACACAAACAGCGATGCAGACAGACCGCTTATAGTGGATGGTGTTACGATACTGCCGTCATCTTTACCGCATGATGTGGAACGCATTCTTATGCCGTATGTAATGAGGGCTTTTTAATGGCTAGTAACTTGCGAGCTGTTACGGATGCAATAACCAATTTATCGGTGTCATTTACCAATGAAAATGGTGATAGCATAACGCCTACTGCTAAAGATATAAACCAGGTAACAACGTCAATTGCATCTGCTGATCTGCCTGCCAGGTTGGTGGGCGTAACAACTGAGGGCGGCAATGTTGACACAATGGAATTTATAGCAGTAACGACCAATGTGGAGTACATGCACACTGTTACGGAATTGGCTTTGATCGAGTCGGTAGGGTTGAGCAGAAAGCAGGATGAGTTACCAGATCAACAAAGGTACAGCGATGCTATATTGGGAACGCTGGTTAGCAACAGGGGTATATATACAAACTGTGATGTACAACTAGCCACAGCAACCAGAAGCATCGTGGAATTTCCTGCTGGCAGTGATGAGTTTTATTATAGTGTAACCACAGAAATAACAGTGCGTGAGTTAGCTTAGGAGGCTATATATGAGTGAATATATATTGAAACGTAACTTGATCCGTGAGGATGGAGAAGTGATCAAAGCGGGGCAGCCTTTGCCTGCAGATATAGACGATGATGCTATCGAAATATATCTCAAAAAAGGCATTATAAGAAAAAAACGTGCATATAAACCTGCACCTAAACAAGACAATATAGGAGACTAACATGGCAATATATACTGGAAAAAATCTGGCAGTGCTTTTAGATAGCCAAGCATTTAGCCACGTAAGAAGCGCAAGCGTGAACCACGCTATAGACTTGGTGGAAACAACTACGGCTAGTCTTAGCGTCAAGACCTACGCTTCAACAGTCAAAGACTTTTCTGGAACGGTGGAGGTTCTGCATGACGACTCAACCGAGCTGTTCGACTCGGAAATCCTGCCAGGCACAACAGGCGAGATCAAGATCAGACCAGAAGGCACAACAGCAGGTGCTGTCACCATCAATGGCAACGTTATTATCTCAACGGTAGATTTTGGCGTGCCTTATGACGGTGTCGTTGCTGTCTCAGTAGGTTTTCAAGGAACTGGCGACTTGACGGTGGGGACTCAGTAGTGGCTAAATTTATCAATACGGAACTGGATTTGGATGTTGAAATTGTAGCGATCACCCAACGCCAAGCCATTCCATATTGGACTGCAATACAAGAGGAAAGTGGGGCAAGTGGCCCAGCGCAGTGGCACTCAATACTTTGTGCTGCTGCCGAGGCGAAATGGTTTGTTGGTAAGATCGAACCATTAGACTATACACCAGCGCAAGCAAGGTGGCTGGCTGAGGAATTAGCCACCCATCTACTGGAAGAAAGTCAAATCCCAAACGCCTAGTGCTGGCAAGTGCCGATGCTGCTGAAGGTATCGGTGCTATGCCAGCCGAACTTGAAATGGCGTTATTGTGCGAACAGTGGAATAGCCTGCCAGACGCTGGCGGTGTTTTAGATCAGAAAGTGGGCTTGCTGGCACGCATGTCCGCAGCACTAAATGTGTATCGTGCTATAAAAAACGAACAAAACAGAGGCGATATGAAATTATCGGATTGGTCAAAGCAACACCCTGACACATACCGCACTTTAGTTAGGGTGGAAAAGCTAAGGAGAAAGCAACATGGCAGCTAGTGTTGATATAGTTGTTAAGGTATTTGATCAGGCATCTAAAGCACTAAAAGATATAGCTAAAGCAAATGGTGATCTGGGCAAAGGTAGCAAAAGCACCAGCGAACAATTAAAAAGTTTGGGCAAAGCTGCATTAGGCGTGACGGCTGCTGTAGCTGCGTTTGGTGTCGCTGCCAAGACTGCTTTTGAAACTGGAAAGCAAGGCGCTGCGATAAAACAAACGGGGCAATCGTTTGAATTTCTATTATCCAAAGTTGGTGCGTCTGCTGATACGTTAGATCAATTACGCACAGCATCAAGAGGCACAATAAGCGACATGGCGCTAATGTCCAGCACTGCCACATTGCTGGCTGGTGCGCAGGGTGATCTGGCGACTGAATTAGCTAAATCAACCCCACAACTTTTGAACATTGCCAAAGCTGCCCAGAAGCTTAACCCAGCACTTGGAGACACAACTTTTTTATATGATAGTTTAGCCACTGGTGTCAAACGTGCCTCGCCCATGATTTTAGATAATTTAGGTCTAACTATCAGGATTGGTGCAGCGAATGAGGCTTTCGCTAAAACGTTAGGAAAAACAGTGGCAGCACTTACAGCCGATGAGCAAAAACAAGCATTATTGAACGAAACATTAAGGGCTGGCGCTGTGCTTATCGAACAAGCTGGTGGTA